CCGCATTACTACCCAATAGGTAGCAGTGTCCCTTTTCCAACCCTACATCTGCAAGGAATATTTCTGCAGACGTATCACGTATTCTCTCAAGGTCACAAGAGAAGATCGTAAGAAGAACCGACGAAACCACGTCGGCTCCACTACCGATTATCTCTCGTATAACCAAGATTTGCGGAGAAGCGTGATAGCGCTCCCGATATTCGGGGAGTAACGGAAGTCCGGATCGAACGGATCGCCAGTACGATTATACGTACCACGCAACCATTCGAAATAACGGATATCTTCTGAAAACTCTCCAGCAGGCAGTTCACGATACTTGCTACGATTGCCAGATATCTCTATTCGGCATAGTTGCGATTGTATCGTCAACACCCTCGTTGCGTAGACTTCACGGATCTGATAGTCAGCGTTAAACCTATGGTTTAATCTGTAATTATCAGGTTCTGAAGAATACAAGCCCACACTAGGATCCCCAGAAAATTGAGGTGTCCAGTGCGTTCCGTTGACAAGTTTATCAACGAGAAAATGGCGCAAAGAGGGGAAGTTGAAAACTACGGCTGTATTAGCCATAGCAATCAACCCTGCAAAAATACCGGGTGACATCTGATTAACTTGCCGGGAAGTATATCTCCTCCCGATTTTCATGCAAGTTATATCAGTACCATCGTAGGCGTCACACCCGCACGATTCTCTGAATCGAGCGAGGCCGCCATAAGTCTTACTTGGGTTCAAGCGGAAACCGCATTGACTCAAGAAGATTTCCAAATCATACAAACAATGATCTGGAACGATGATATCGTCACCGTACACGCGAAAATCCTTTTCTAATGAAGGATCTTCGTAAGTACGATAGCGCACGGCACATTCCGTGATACAGGCGAAAATAAGCGATTCTATGGGGAAGCATAACGCACTCCCCATAGGCGCAAATTTCGTCATCCTCAATACCTTACTAGAGGGCAACGATACGGTCCGAGACCGTAACGCAACCAGGTAAGGATAGAGAGGCGTACCGCGGAATACTCTCTTCACCAGCTCGTACGAAACGGAGTCGCTAGCTGCCGAAAGATCGACAGTAGCATACTTCAACGTACGAGAGGCCTCGAGTGCCTTATCTCGTTGGACTGCTTGATTACTCAAGTCCATACAACGAGAGAGATATTTGTGCTGCCGGATATACTTACGTATACACCGGTCCACACCTTGTTGAAAATACATCAAGGTAGCGGGTTCTTTGGATATGACTCTCTTTGTTTTCATACTTTTAGGTACGAAAACAACGGAAGCCTGACGGGAAGTTACTCCGTCGTAAGCCAAAGGCACAAATTCTCGCACATCAAGGTCCGCGTGTTTCCTAAAGACATATTGTATAATAGCGTCGGGCTGCAAAAGCCGATACTTATCATACAATATAGTCTGTCCGGGAAACTCTGCGATTGCACCGGAACCATGACGAGGGACAAACTCTTGCGAGTCTATCCTAAAGTCACGGAACCATTCTACCATAATTGAATTCATTTGTTGAATCAATAATGGTGGAAAATGCAAAGCAGCCACTCGACTCTCATTTTCTGAGTATTCATCTTCCAATTGTTGGCTCATGTCGAGATCAACAAGAGTTAGATGAGTCATAAATGACAGCGATTGGTACACGGGGTAAAGAAGAGCGGCGGTAGGGTGAGATAGATAAAGCTCTA